CACAAGAACTAACCAAGTTAGAAAGTTTGCTAGACCATCAAGATTATCTAAAGATAATATAGGTTATGAAATAGTTCCTAAAAATCCTCGTGGCAAGAATGGTAAACCAACTGTACAACAATTAAATGAAGCTAAAAAAATAGAAGAGTTTATTCAAAATACAGGTTCTGAATATCAATCACAACGTAAAGACTTTCCATCATTTTTATCACAACTTCTTTACAATCATTTCGTATATGACCAGATAAATGTTGAAAGAGTATTTAGACATCCTAATGATAAGTACATGAATCATTTTATTATGGTAGATGCACGTAATGTGGTTTTTAAAAATATTCCTCGTTCTGCTGATATGCCTAGAAAATTCTTACAATATCCTAATAGAACTAATACAGCATTAGGAGCGCCTATTGAATTTTCAGAAAAGGAATTGACCTTTTCTACCTATAATCATGATACTGATTTACAACGTCATGGTTATGGTGAAAGTGATGTTGAAAAGAGCTTTAAGCATTTAAAAATGCACATGGACACAGAACAATTCAATGCTAGATTCTTCTCTCAAGGTGGAACAACTAGAGGTATTTTAGTAATTGGTTCTAAGGATTCAAATATGCAACAGAACGCTGCTGCTTTGTCAGCTTTAAGAAGACAATGGCAAAGTTCATTTCAAGGTGTTAATGGAGCTTGGAAGATACCTGTTATTTCTGCTACTGATGCACAGTTTGTTAATATGACACAATCATCAAAGGATATGGAGTAACTTAAAAAGTTACATTAGTTTAACTAGTGCGACAAACTCCCCTAGTCGAGTAATCGGCTTTGAAACAGTTAGTTAATTGCTGGAAAACCATAAAGCTATCAGACCTACAACGTAACTTGAAAAGGTAAACGTGAATGGTATGAAAATAGAAAAAATCTGATAGATAGCATAAGGTCAAATCCTAAGTGCTTTATAATTGGCAATCAGCAACCAAGACCCTTAAAAGGGTAAGGCTCAACGACTATCCATAATGCTAATGAAATTTTAGCTATAGGAGTAGGGCTATAAGTTTGACATCTTATAGTGAGTGAGAACCTCTTAAATCGAAATGCTAACCTACTTATATTAAGTAGATGATATAGTCTAGGCTTATGTGAAAGCATAAGGTCAAACACTTATAATCAATCACAAAAGCAACAATTAAATAAATAATGATTGATTATAAGCATAATAATTAGTTTGAGAACTGGTTAAACTATTTAGTAAATATTATTTCATCAGTTTTTCAGATTCAACCAGATGAAATTAATTTCCCTAATCGTGGAGGTACTACTGGTAAAGGTACAGGTTCAAGTATCAATGAGGGTAATACACAAAAATCTAAAATGAAGCAATCCCAAGATAAGGGATTGGAACCATTGCTTAACTATATAGAAGATTTTATGAATAATGAAATTCTCAGATATATTCCTAGTGGTAAGGATTATTACTTTAGATTCTCTTCTGATGATGGAGAACAGGCATTAACACAATTGAAGATTATTGAGCAACAAGAGAAGAATGGTATGACTATTGATGAAGCTCGTGACCGTATGCACTTACCTAAGATTGGTGAGTTAGATATTAATAAGGTTGGTAGTATGTTTGGTGGCCCTGCTGTCGTAGTTCAAATGTTGCAATATTTGAATAGTAAAGATGAAGTAATGCAAGCTGTTCAACAAGGCAAAAATATGAATGACCCACAAAAGGCCGACCATAAGCAACCTGATAAAGGAATGCCTGCAAGTGCTGTTGCTGATGCTCTTGATAATAAAAATTCCACTGATGCAGATAGTTCAAAAGTTGATAACGAAGTTCAATCAACAAATGATACTGATTAGTAGAAAAATTGTGTAAAAATTGACATAAGTCTTATATTACAATAGAAAAGGTGGTGTAATTGTGCCAGAAAAGGTATTAGAGAAGAATAATAGTGATTTTAATATCTTCCTACCAGCTACTCTTGAAAAGAGTTCTGATGGTGAATCAGAGCCTTATTACACTATTTCTGGTTTTGCTTCTACTGCTACAAAAGATTTTGAGGGTGAAAGAATTGACCCTGCTGGAATTGACGATAGCTATTTTAAAAATAATGGTTGGATTGACTATGAACATAATAAAGATAATGTAATAGGTCTTCCTACTCAAAATTGTTTTACAGACCCAAATAAGGGTTTATATGTTGAAGCAAGATTATTTAAGGGTAATCCATATGTGGAAAAAACAATGGAACTAGTTCATAACTTAAAGAATATTGGTTCTAATAGAAAAATAGGATTTTCTATTGAGGGTAAGATTTCTGAAAGAGATGCAACTGACCCAACTATTATTCGTGAGGTACAAATTACTGGCGTTGCTGTTACCACTAACCCAGCTAATCCTGATGCAACATGGGAAGTAGTTCAAAAATCTCATTTTGGTTCTATAGATAAGTCTACAGACCCATTAATGGCAGGTTATGATATTACACCAGAAACACAAACTGATGGTGGAGCTTTAAGACCAGAATCATTGGCAAGAGATATTACAAGTCTTGCTTATGCTATGAGTAAAATTAACAGTCCTAAAGAACTTCATGAGTTAGGTGAAGCCGTTGCAGGAAGACTAGAATCAAGACCAAATAAAAATGCAGAAGTGGAACCACTGTTTTTACAGGTATTTAGTGGTATTTCAAGAAAACAGGCAAAAGATATTTTGTCACAGGAGGGCAAGTCTTAATGAAAGACAAATTAAAGAGTGCTTTGGAAGAAGCTACTAAGTCAATTACTGGTGAAGAGGTAGTTGATGAATCTACTGAAAAGAGTGTAGAAGCTAAGAAAGATGTTCAATCAGGTAAGAGTTCAACTGACCTAAGTAAACATCAATCAGAAACTTCTAAATCAGAAGATACAGATACTGATGATGAAGTAGCAGATTCAAAGGATAAGAAAGATAAAGATAAGGATTCAGCTAAGAAAGATGTTCAATCAGGTAAGAGCTCAACTGACCTAAGCAAACATCAATCAGAAACTAAGAAGTCTGCTGATGAAGAAGATGATTCAGAAGATGACAAATCAGCTAAGAAAGATGTTCAATCAGGTAAAAATTCAACTGACCTAAGTAAACATCAATCAGAAACTAAGAAGTCAGTTGATGAAAAAGAAGATACAGATGTAAAAAGTATTGTTGAAAAATCAATTAGTAATTACTTTGAAAACGAAGAAGCTAATAAATCTGTTGATTATGTAACTGCTGATGATATGTCCGATATTATTAAGTCTTTATCAATTGCTATGAAGAAGTCAATCGTTGATGTTGTTTCTAAATCAGTTAAAGAAGCTGTTAAGGATATTACTGGTACTCAAACACAAACTCAAGCTGCTGATTTAAGTTCTAAGAAGTCTTCTAAGAAGTCTAAGAGTGAAAAAGAACCAGAGGGGGAAACTGGTGATTCTGGAAATGCAGGTTCTAAGATAAACACAAATTCTGATGTTGAAGAATCATGTGATACTAAGAAATCTATTGATGATTCAGGTGTAGAACATGTTGAAGATGCTAAGAATGAAAAACCTATCATTGGTAAATCAGTTCAAGGTATTGAACCTGAAAAATCTGATGAAAAAGTAGAAAAATCTGTTAACAGTTCTAAATCTATTCATACAGCATCAGACTGGGCAAATACAACATTATTAAAGTCTGCTGATGCTCGTCTATTCGCTAGAAAGAACGGTTTACTATCTAATGAATTGGATAGAAATATTGATGGGATTAATGAAATTGCTTCTAAATCAATGTCAGGCAATAATCTTGAAATGGCACAGAAATCATTGAAAGATTTGAAGTCACTTGTAGATAATACAAAAGGCTTTGAAAAATTTGAATTATTAAATTAATCACAAAATAGTATAAGTTCTATATTATAACCGTAAGGTTATATAAATATAAATAAATAAATTATATCTTTTTAAATACGAAAGGAATATTATATTCTATGGCAGAATTAGAAGAAGTAGTTGACAAGAGTGTAAAAACAAATATTACACCTGTTCAAGAAGAAGTAATGAAGTCCCTATCAGCAGGTTATGGTATTACACCAGAAACGCAAACTGATGGTGGAGCTTTAAAGGTTGAATCACTTGACCCACAAATCAAGACATTGACTTATGGACAAGATGACTTTACTATTTACCCTGACTTGCTACAAATGGGTACAATGAAAGCCAACTCAACTGTTGAAAAATATGTATTATTCACTAACCATGGACGTATTGGTCACTCACGTTTCCAACCTGAAATTGGTATTGGTGACATTAATACACCAAAAATGAAGCAAAAAACAGTTAACATGAAGTACATTGTTGACTTGAAACAACAATCAATGGCTATTAACTTTGCTACTACTATTGAAGATGCACGTAAAGTTAATGAAGAAGATGCTATGACCGTTATTGGTAAGACTATTGAATGGGCTGTATTTTATGGTGATGCTGATTTAACATCTGGTAATAAGGGTGATGGTCTTGAATTTGATGGTTTGGTTAAATTGATTGATAAGCATAATCATATTAATTTACATGGTCAATCACTAACACCAGAAGTTTTGAATAAAGCTGCTGTGTTAATTGGTAAAGGATTTGGTGTTGCCACTGATGCTTATATGCCAATTGGTGTTAAGGCTGACTTTAGTAATCAATTCTTAGGCTCACAACGTGTTGTTATGCCAACAAATGATGGTTATACAGCAGGTGTTAATGTTGATAGATTCTTGTCAGCTCGTGGTGCCATTAGACTAAATGGTTCAACAATCATGGATGTTGATAACATGCTTGACCTTGACGCAGCACCAAATCCACAAGCTCCTGCACAAGTTAGTGTTGCTACACCAGTAGTTGTTCCTGATGCTGGTGGTGAATTCCTTGATGAAATCAAAGATGCCAAAGGAAATGTTATCCAAGCTAAAGAAATTGGAGTTGAACAAAAGTATCGTGTAGTTGCTACAGGTGACCATGGTGATGGTTTACCATCTGATGAAGTTTCTGCTACACCTACAAAGGCTACTGATGGTATTAAGTTGACTATCACATTGCCTGCAATGCAAAGACAAGTTCCTGATTATGTAGGTATTTATCGTCAAGACCCTAATACAGAAGTATTCTACCTAATTGGTAGAGTTGCTATCAATGAAATGGATGATGAAGGTAATATTGTATTTACTGATACAAATGCTGTAATCCCCGGAACTGCTGATGTATTTGTTGGTGAAATGAAGAAACCTACTATTACACTTATGGAATTTATTCCTATTTCTCTATTGCAATTAGCTGTTGTTACTAATGCTACTCAATTCGCTGTTCTATGGGGCGGTGCTTTGAGATTGGCTATTCCAAAGCGTTGGGTACAAATTCACAATGTCCGTTACAACTTGTATACAGATAATAGTGAAAACCATATGCTTGGATTGAATACTAGCGGTTACTTTGCAAATACAAAGGGCTAGGAAATAATAAAAGGTCTATCTTAAATGATAGGCTTTTTTTTTGCTTACAAATTGATGTGTTAATACTGCTAAACTGGAATTAGTTAAGTTTGTGAAAACTATATTAAAAGAGAGGTGGTTATATAATGAATGAAAAACCTATAGACTATAATGCTACAGAATCAGATTTTGAATATTATGGTAATCCAAAAGTAATTGCTAATAAAGATTTTGATAAGTTGTCTTTAATTACTTATGACGCTT